TATCAACATATCTACGATACCGTCCGAGCACTTGCTCAAGACGAAAAAGCTAATACTACGTTAGTGGCATTACCCGAAGCTCTTAAAGTTCGAGTAATATCAAAAGGACCAGCCCTTACGTATTTCGTCTTAAAACCGGTACAGAAGTATCTGCATAAAATCATGCGGAAATTCCGAGTCTTCCGTCTCATAGGAGAAGAAGTCTCGTCACAATTTTTAACTGAAGTCTTTGCTGATCAAGAAGGTGTTTTCCACTCTCTTGACTATGCAAGTGCTACGGATCTTTTAGATCCGGAGATTTCGTCGTTAATTGTTAATCAAATTTGTGATTCTGTAGGAATGCCAGATGACATTCGGGCGCTGTTTCACAAAGCGCTCACAGGTCACCTTATTGAAGATGTTCCGCAAGTTTGGGGACAACTCATGGGGTCGATAGTTTCATTTATTGTTTTGTGTATCGCTAATGCTTCTGTCGTACGACAAGCTTTAGAAATAACACTAGGCCGCAAGTTACCTTTCGGAACTTGTCCTATCGTTATTAATGGAGATGATGGTCTTGTGCGTGCTCCTATGTCTTTTCTACCTATTTGGAAGGATATAGCTGCATCCATCGGGTTGAAACCGAGTGTTGGTAAGGTGTATTCCCATGAGGTATACGCTAATATCAACAGTGCTAGCTATCTCTTCCTTAACGGTCGCTTTCGACATGTACCCTATATAAATATGGGGTTGGTCGTTGGCAACAAGAGGTCAGGTCTCTCTAAGAATAAAAATCTTAGTGAAGAGACCTCCTCTGAAGTTAATGGAGAGACTATAGGTGCTCGTCATCGTTCATTAATTAATTCATGTCCTCCGGAACACGTTCTGGCTGTTCATGAGTTATTTTTACAACAACACAGTAACTTCCTGAAAATGTTACGGATTCCCTGGTATATACCAGAATCGTTGGGGGGAGTAGGATTGGAGCCTTTAATCAGATATGTCACCACAGATGGTGACGTTGATACTATTGAGAAGTCATACATGACTACTTCGACAGGGCATATCTGTGGACCTACGGAGATTGATGTTATTATCGCTCACGCTTTGCGTGATCGAGTGTACCCCAATCTTCGGGTTTCCAAAGTTCTTACTTCTCAGCCGATTCTTGCACGACCAGTCTGGTCAAGCGTGGTCTATGACCAAGTTCCACGCGAGCTCGCGGATTTAACGGAGCGAGAGATGACCTTTTTAGATCTCTCCACGTTCTATCTTGTCCCTTCTGCCATTACTACGTTGAATCAGTCTCCTGATTCTATTCTTCGTCGTAATGAGAGGATTTGGACCTACCTTTATTCGACCCTGAGTGGTTCTTTTCAATCAAGAAGAGAATTGTTTCTGGATTTGGAATAATGATAGGCGACAGCCTAAAAGAATATTTCTTACTTTGCGTTGTATGCTTCTCTAACACTGATCTACCACCCTTTCGGGCCGAAGATGGATTAGATGAGGGCAACATACATTGGGAAATAGTTCTCAT